GCGTGATCGTACGGTCAAGCCGTAAGCCCTGATTACTAACTAAATTCGTTATTAACACACATCGTCAACAAGCTTCAACTAATTGACGGGAGGCATTCAAATATAGATTCAAACATAAACTGAAAGTCTCTCATGGAAGAAAGCACTAGCTCTTACGTGACCCGTACATCAAAACTGATGAACCCGGGGGGCACGCAAAATAAAACAGAGGCAAACCGGAAGGCTCATCTGTTCTGAAGTGGATTTAAACTGTAAATCAACAGAGTGTAAAGCGTACACTAACACTGTCCTTCACCAGGACACGGTGGGTGACTAGCCCAAAGAACGTCATCTAAAGTATTTAAAATACAATCTCCAAATTGTCACGTGGAGAACGTGGACCCGAAGGTGCAAAATAGTTTAACGACATCGCGGTCAGGTGTTTCTAAGCTACAGTCCCAGTGACTGGAGGGATAGAAACAAAAAGTCCCAAATTAAAATCGTCTGAAGTAGCACGAGCAATAAAATAAGGATTGGTTTGGTAGTTGTTTCCACGAACGGAAACACCATACTTTGTGGCACCACCTGTGAGGGAAGTTTGGTAAGTGGAACCTGGAAAGACCAAATGTGAAACATTCGATCTGGTAAATTGCGAATGGTATTGTGGAACGGAAACATCAAACCCACCAATGACACCCGGATCCTGAGGTTGCATAACTGTATGAATAGCTCTGTTAAAGCTCGAAGAACCAGAAAGGTCGATCGTGGAAAAGTTGTATGGGGATGCATAAGAATAAGAATCACCAAGTGAAACAATGTAAGGATAAGAGACTTGACCCGCCGAAACGGAAATTGTAGGATCTGGGACTCCTTTAAGTCTGACTCCACCTCTGGAAACTGCAAAAATGGATGAAAACAATGAATATGCGTCCGAAGCACCAACTGGATATGTAATCGTGGTGGTTTGAATAGTACCAGTAGAGACTGCAAAAGGAATAATGTTAGCAAAAACAGAATTGTTAGCAGTGACACCGGTATAATAACCGACGGATGGAACTTTGAGCAACTGACGAATTGAAGTAATCTTCTCACCAACGCATGTGGTCGAAGACTTGTGCGAGTCTCCAATGTTTTTGGAATTACCAATGACACTTCTAGTTTCAACACAAGGATCGGAGGCAGGCTTAAGTCCAGAGAGAAAATTACCGGACTGAGGAGTGACATTCATAAGGGGCAAATCATTCCAGGTACGAGGGACAGCAAATTCCATATCAGGAGTCGCAGAGACTTCACTGATAATAGAAATGGTACTGGAAACGGAAGCAGGAGCAACGAGCGGATCAACAACAAAGATATTGACATATCCCATGATATCACCACTTGATAAATAAGGAAGTATAGCTACATAAGGAACCGTAAAGGAAACCTCATTGGCATAACGAATGTCAATAATTTCTCTATGGACAAAATTCGTGGCAGCAAGGTTAACAGTGGGAGTACCAACTGCGTTGCAGTAAGGAACAAAAGTAACAGCTAAACGGCCGGAGTGAAACTCGGTCTTAACAAACTTAAAGGTGAAAACAAAACCTCCACGCCACTGGGTAAAGAAATTCTGGATAAGTGACATAGGGGTATGATTGGTAAGCGAATTGGTAGACGTAGTAGTCTGGACGTAAAAAGAGCCAGGAGAAAGTGGAAAGGCTTTCAAACTTGTACCGACAGTCGAACTAGTTGACCAACTGGTGGTGGAAAAATAAGACGGAATGGTCAAGAAATTGGCGAAAGCAAGTTCATCCACGTCAGTGCCTGAAAAACCTTCACAAGATTCGACCATATTCCTAGAAAAAAAGGAAAGTGGCTGAGCGTTATCAACAGCTTCAACTGAAGGGAAATAAGGAAAAATCTCGCGACGCACACGGGTAACGTGTTCGAGGTTCAGAGGCTTAGAGTAACCAAAAGCCCAAGCGACATTACTAGCTATATCTGCAACCCAAGAAACAGGGGCTGCAAACGCACTAAGCAAAGGTATTTGAGTTAAAAGAGACGCTCCAGAACTGATAGCTCTAAGTCCAGAAGACAGAGGTCTAACTCCAGCGTTAGCTTGTTCGCTTTCAGAAGCATTTTGCTTGCTCTTTCGGCCAGATAGAATCCGACCAGATTGTGGAACAGTGGGAGCGTGCAATACTACATCTTCCATGTGAACCCACAAAGTGTAACTAACGGTAGAGCTACCTGTAGGAGCTGTGACGGAAACATAGGGAAAAATGACGACCTTTCCTAAACTAGCAATCTTACTGGATGCAGAATTGATAGGATAAAAAGTGAAGGCATTAATGAAAGGAACAACAAAAGTAGCTGAAGTATCACAACAAACGTCAAGCTCGACATGCGGTAGTTGCGATCTTTGAGTGAGGGTATAAGTGTGAGAGTTGTACCAACCTGCGGCATGAGTAGAAGAACTATCAGCACCAGCAAGTGGAACCCAAGCAAGCATATACCTTCCTTGTTGGAATCTGTTTCCATTGATCTGGAGTCTGAAAACGAAATTGCCTCTAAATCCCATAAACCCTTTCATCTTATCTAAAAACGGCGTGAGTTGTATAACATCGTAAGGAACGTCAATAGGAGTAAAAGTGGAAACAGTATCACTAGAAGAAAGCACGCCCGATTGGATTGCAACAGGCTTAGCAAGAAAGGTCTTAATATCCTGTACGATTCCTGTAGAGGCACTGGACAACAGCTCTGAAGGAATGTCGCGAAAGAACGTGATTTCGGACTGAAGCGTTTCGGCATCAGCATTGTTGACGGTTGTGGAATCCACCGTCGGGGGGGTATCTTCTTCACGAATAGACGGGAAGAGGTTTGTGCTGCTTTCAGGTGCAACACGACCCGTAATATTTTGATTTTGAGCAAGTCGTCTATAACGGCACTCAGGAGCTGACTCAAGCTACCCGAGGACGACCAGGATCTCTGATTTTAGTGGGACTGCCACAAACGCATCTGATAGTAAATATAAATATATAACGGTATAAACACAAGCAAGCAACTTTTCTAGACTGGATTTGGTATATAAGAAACGAGGTAACCAATACTTGTGTGGCTCATAATCTGATGGGTGCCATACCATCAAATGCATGTAAACACTACATGCAAATGGAACATTTTAACGTGTGTCGCACGGGGTATATAACTAATACCACTCTTCAAGCTCCCCGGTAATAACCTGAAGCGAAGAGTAGTCTGTGATAACCAGGAGAGATTTATCAGCTTCTGGATAACATTTGTGAACATGTTTGAGCATGAGAGGAGCCCACTTATTGAAAGTGTCCTCATCGTGAAGAGAAAGCTCTCGCAAACAAGAGTATACTTTCTGAATGGTGCTGTCAACTTGACTGGCACTGTTAATTACCCAATAGGGTGATTCTAGAAGGCATTCCAAACGCCAAGGTGCTACGAACACCTGGAATTTTTCATTCCATCTAAATCCACGTTTGAGAAATTCGACATCAGAGATAGTACGCCACTGGCCAAACTCATCATCTTTTTGTTCGGGGGTATAAGTGAGACCAAAGGCCTTCATATGCTTTTGAACGCAAAGCTCAGTGAAAATGTCTCTGTATTCTGACGAAACATGGAAAATATTATCATCGCCCATGACACACAAATAAACGTTTGCAGAAAAGGAGATTGTAATACCAACCTCTTGCGCCCAACAATGTTGAAATGCAAAGTGATTGTAAAGACAATTGACTAGAGAAGTGAGAGGATAGCCACTGGGTAAGCTACTGGGCCATTGGTAGACCACACCATCCAAAACATGGTAGGATGAGACAAGCTCCAGCCACATGACCTTACGGGTAAGGGAGTGCTCATCATCATACCATTCGTTTATCACATCAAGGATACCATAATGGACACTGGGCAACTCTGTGGCATCAAAGCCACTGAAATCGCCAGCACCAACCGGACTCTCATGTCTGGGGCCGTCAAAGAACTTGGTAAGTTTGCGGGCAAGTGTGTCCCACTCTGATGAATAAGGGTTAACCCCTATAGCACAGCCGTTGCTGATCCTGTTCTTGAGGATCCAAAGACAAAAGCTACCAAAGTACTGACGGGTTTCAATGACAAACTCAACGGGACCACCATTGATCATACGCAGTTTGCCCTTATCAACTTTTTCAGACTTAAGTATCTCATCTTTAAAATTATCAGTCCAGAGAACAGCTACACGCTGGCCCATGGACCTAAGAGAGTTGTCGGACTTGACTTTAGCTCTCAACAAAAGAGACTCATTACTGTCTAGGTCAAAAAGTGGACCGGGACCGAAAAATCTCTTTTTATTGGACCCTTTGCCATCACAGTTGTATGGATAACCTGCACTGGTGGATCTGTCTAGGGAACCATAATCAGCATCGTATTCAAGACCACAAACAGCTTCCTCAAAAGTAAAAATTCTGGGCTCAACATCGATCTTGGAATTAATCCTAAGATGCTGAAGAACACGAATAGCAAGGAAGCGAACGTGGACATCCGAAATGTAAACGGGGGGAGGACAATACTTGGCTAAAGTGAGGTCAATGGGATTGATCTCATCCCCGTCAGGTCCTCTGAACGTCTCCAGGTGCGCTGGCTTGTACAAAGACTTAGACCATTTCTGATACAGCCTACTTCTTTTGAGATTCGTACGCCTGACGCGTCGAGGCGCAGGAACAACTACGCCAAGAGTAGAAAACTGTCCCTGAGAAATTACCGTATCAGAATCACCTGTGAGAGAAGGTTCATCAGCAATAATAGTGTGGAAATCTTTAAGAGCATCAGTAAGCATTGTAGAGGTCACTACAGCAGAAACGCCTTCGCGCAAAGCTGTGCAACCTGCAACGTGAATGCCGATAATTTTCTTCGAAGGACTAGAAGGGTTGAGTTCAGTTACTAAAGCACCACAGTCGCCAATGACCGTGGTAGCAGAGTAATTGAAATAACTCTTGATGGTATAACCTTCTCCAGAATCAGAAACAGACTTATTGGAACCAAATCTGCCACTGCCAGTAAAGGATTCCTTATTAAGATAGTTAGGGAAAACCATCCTGAACATGGTATTAACGCGTGGCGTGTCAGCATCAATAAAATGGGAAACAATGTCTCTGTGAGGCGGTATTTTGGTATGTGACAAATTCACGAGAATTGTGTCGCACTCCTGCATGTCGTCGTCTACAATGATTCCAGAAAGAATATCACGAAGAGTGACAATATAGCAGAACTCGCGATTATTCATGTCCACAACTTTGGCCTTTTCACGAGCTAATTTGACTTTGAGATCCAACAAAGAGGGATCTTTTTCGACATGTGAATCAAACACAGTAACAAAGTGGAAGGGTATCAACATAATTGAGCCACGCACAAAGGTTGCGTAACCCTGTACATCGCAAAAATTTCCGCTTCCTAGATTATCTTCACAGGACATCATGTAACAGTTACGTTTAACGATAGAGTTTATGAAGGCCGTACCTGAGGGGTCAAAATTACCACTCATATGAGGCTTTGAGGAGTGCTTGGCAGCAATCCTACGAGCAGCGCCCCTGCGAGAGTGCATCTTGTCAGAATTGCCGAAAGACTGACCAGTAAAACCTGAATCAGAATCTTCTTTGCTGAACAAGCTGCGAACAAACTTATAAATGGAAGAAAAGACATTCTCAACAAACCCGCCTGTAGCCAAACCTAGGATACCAAAGACAATAGGATAAACTATGCGTCTAAGATCTCCTACATAGGCAACAAAGGGGTTATTTTGGAGCCACTTGTCAAGACACTTGATAGAGTGAACAAGAAGGGATTCTTTTGCCTCAGTAAACGGCTTAAAGTCAACGTCACACTTGACAGAACCATAAGCTGAAAACCAAGAACGTGGTGTACTAAATCTAAAGTTAGACTCAGTAACAAGATCGGTATCAGGATGCACCAAATAAGAGCAAAAATCGTACCCAAAGTCTTTGTAAAGACACGCAAACATCACCTGTCTATTAACCGATGAGAAACCGTCAGAATAAGCAGATATAAAAATACGTGCCAACTTGTAACACGTGTCTAGTTGTTCAGCATCATAACCAGAAGAATGTAAACTCTCAGGAAACATTTCAAAGTAGAATTTTTGGACTTCCAAAGGGAGTTCAGTAAGAAGATTGCCAGACTTTCTGAGAATGATCGAACGTGGCATTGATGGAACAGAGGGTCTCTTCATCTGAGGAACTGCATCCAAATCGGATAACTGGATGTCAGGCTCAGGGGGACGAGCATACCTAGCAGCCGTGTCTTTAAGATCACGGAGCTGAATCTCATGCCACATGCGACGCTCGCGCTCAAGAGAAAGAAGTGTTTCCACGACTTCATCAAAAGTGCGTGGTGGGCCAATCTCTTTGCCCTCACGTGTATGTTCAATAAAATGCTGGGTATGGACTGACAAATGCGAGGTTTCACCGAGCGAGGTTTCCACTTTGGGCAAACGTGAGTAGTCATACTTACGATTAAAAACGTCGAAAGACTCTGTCCCAGGAAGACAATACTCGGGACGAGGAACCACAACATATATTTTTGCAAAACGACGCATAAGGGCTTCCGGAGAGATGATACTCTCAGGCTCGAACTTAACAATATTAGTCGAGCACAAAACAAACTTAGAGGAAAAAGTAGTAACTCCTTTACCAGACATAGCAGCTATATGGAGATTATACTGAAAACCGTTAATGGCACGAATAAGATTCATGTACTCATTGTCTGGATTTCCTGGAACGTCTTTTTGTTGACCAAAATCGTCAAAATACGTAACTAGCTTGTTGTGATCGTAACCATCCCAATGGACAGTCTCAGATTGCCTATTGTAAACAAAAGTGGCTGGATTGCGCTTGAACTGCTCCAGCTTATCTGGACTCAAAAGTCTCTGCGCTATGGCAGTGTAAAGCTGCTCCATGGAAATGGATTTTCCAGTACCTGGGCCTCCTCTGAAAAGGACACCAACAGGTTCCTGACGAAGACCCTCGAAACGATAGTCAGCTGCAATGAATTTCTCACGCAGCCTTTCAAGTTTGGTCAACTCGCCCATAAGCCTGGTACAAATGTTAACTGAACCAGCATCACGAGGAGTACCAGAGAGTATCTGATTGCCCCTTGCGATAAGGTATTTCAAGTTTTCAAAATTCTCCATATTAATATAAAGTTCATTTTGATCCACCTTATCCTGAAACGTACACAACTCACCGAGATATCTATCAATTTCCGCATTGTTCTCATGAACAAAGCGAACTGAAGGCATGTCAAAACATTCTTTTCGGAGAATATTCACGACCCACTCAAAACCCTTAAGAAAAAGGTTGAAGACGTCAAGAATACTTTTCTTTCCCTTGTCAAAAAGGGCAAATGCAGACATGAACTTCTCAGTGAGAGGTTTTTTTGTTTTTGCATCGAAAAGGAAGCATCCAAATATAGAGGTTGATATGATACTTGCAACAGATTCCAGATCACCCTGATCAAACTGAGGGGAGGGCTCAAAACACCTGGAGAAGTACCCATAGAGCATAGAAAAAGCATCGGGAAACTCCATGAAGCACCCTTGAATAACAAGGAGACCAAGAGAGATGGCGAGGATAACATAAGCGGCAACAGAATGCTCGCTAATAAGAGAAATCGTAGCTGAACCGGCTATAGCAAGCAAAACCGGAATACTACTAATATGAAAAACGGATTTCAAAAGGCCAGTAGACTTAACGTCAGTCTTAATAGACGCAAGAGTATCATTCAAAGTTTGGGTAACCTTGAAAATGTTACGATGGTCTGCAACCTTGGCAAAAGAATTAATAGCTGATGCGAGTTCAGAAACATTATCAGACTCAATAGTGGAACATGCTTTCATAAGTGCTTCAATAAGTCCAGGAAGGTTCGCCGATATAGTATCAAACGAATTATCAAGGGCTTTAGCGTGGGCAGACAAACCATCACCCATTGCCTGTACTGAGGCTGAATTAGGCAACCTGATCTTCGAAACAGTTTCTGATGCATCAGCAACAGCTTCAGCAAACTCAGAAGCAATAACACTGGCGGTACGAACAGCGTGAAGAGCTTGAGGATCAAGTTTCACAGGATTGACAACGTCAAAACCCTGAGGTTCAAAGAGAAACTTGCGCAAGCGCAATTTTGAAATCTCTTTTTCTTGCTGTTTGGACTTTCGCTTAGCATTGCGATCGGTAGGAGAAGAAATAACTGAAACGGGTTTCTTGGTTAGAGAAGACGGGTGGCTAAAGGAAGGGGGCGCCACCGTCAAACTAGGACCAGAAGGAGGAGAGATTTTTCGTTTTCTCTTTTGAGAGAAAGAAGAACTAACAGCTAGGGATTCAAAAGATTTAACATTATTTGTAGCCATAGTTGGGGTTCTGGGTTTTTAAAGTGATTATTTCGTGAAATTCTACACGGGCTATTAAGGGTTATGAATAGCCAACAAACTTTTTGGATTTTATGTCAAGAACACAAATAAAAATGACGTAAACCCATGGTTGGATCGGCCCTTTTGGAGCCTCGCCCAATAGGAGAGCATTGCTGGTGCACTAAAGGACTACGACAGTGATCATAGTTAAAAGGAATCAAGCTTTTTGTTTTTTTTTTTTTTTTTTTTTTTTTTTTTTTTTTTTTTTTTTTTTTTTTTTGGTTTTTT